ACTTGCATCCATTCTTGGAACTTTGATTTCAGCTTCACCAACAAGGTCTGTGACCATTCCTTGAAGGGATGATCTCCAACCACTGACTGCACTTGCAAGGTTCGATCCAAACAGTGTGTCAATTGCTGATGCAATACCTTCCAAAATACCAAGAACTGAATCTGCCATGCCTGCAAACAGCCGAACAATTGACCCTATTGGATCATTGAAGACATTAGCGAAGAATTCAGCAAAGGTTGCAATGTGATTCCAAATTAAAGCCACCAAATCAATAATTAAATTGATCAGTGTTACAAATAGATTTCCGACAAAAGCAGCACCGACAGCCAGGACACCAACAATAATTCCTGTTGCACTGATGGAAGTACCTGCAAACTTATTGAATGCTGCAACAGCCATGTAAATGACTGCAATTATTGCAATAATACCGATTATGATCCAGGTGATAGGACTTGCAAGCAAAGCTGCATTGAATCCATGTTGTGCTGCTGTTGCAGCAAAAGTTGCCCCAGTTTGAAGCATCAAAGCTGCTGCATGAATACTTGATCTGAATGCTGAAATTGCCTGAATAGCATTTGTGATTCCTTGGATCGTGTTGTAAACAATCAATGCTGTGGTGTAAATTCCAAGTGCAGTTGCCACACCAATGATGATTGGTGCAAGTATTGACCAGTTGTCAGCCATGAAAGAACTTACCTGTGTGATAAGATCGAAGATCTCAATGACTAAACCTGAAACAAACACCAATGTGTCTGTAATTCCTGCCACCATAGTTTGGAAACCATCACTGTTTGCAATCTCATTCAATCTGTCAAGGACTGGATCAAATGCCATGACTGCATCATTACTGATGGAAGTCCATATCTGACCAAAGGTCATTGGCATCTGTTCAAACTGTGCATTGACTTCATCTGTTGCAGATAGAAGTGCAGTCTTCACAATATCAGCAGTGATTTCACCATCTGATGCCATTTCTCTGATCTTTCCAATAGGAACATCAAGATAATCAGCTATTGATTGGATCACGTTTGGTGCTGATTCAAACACTGCATTGAGTTCTTCACCTCTCAAAACACCTGAACCAAGTGCTTGTGTCAACTGCAAACTTGCTGATGACATTTCCTGTTGTGAAGCACCTGCAATGACAAACATTTTGTTCAAGTTTTCAGCAAATGCAATTGTTTCCTGATTGGAACTGAATGCATCACCTGCACGTTGACCAAGTTTTGCAACAATGTCTGCTGTTGCCATATATGAACCCCTTGACCTTTCAGCAGAAGCATAAATCATGTTTTGAAGTTCTTCTGTTGTTTGAAGACCATCATTCATCATGTTCAACCTTGCTGTGGTTTGGGTCATTTGGTCTGATAGGTTCAGGATCTTTCCTGCTGTCTGAACTGTTGCATAAGCTGCAACCATTGCCATGATTTTGTTTTGAAGTCCACTTGCAGCATCTGTTCCATCCCTGATCTGATTATTGAATTGACCTTGTGCATCAACATTATCCCTGATATATCTTTCAGTTCCACCAACAGTCTGTGTCAACCTCATATAAGCCTGATTTGCTTCACCAACATCCATTCTTTGGACTGCTTGATTCAAGTCTTCCTGTTGGTCAACTGCCTGTGATAACTGCATCCTTAACTGTTCAAGCTGACTGTTTGCCAAATCAGTTCCAAGGTTCATTGGATTGCTTTCAATCTGTTCAATTTGGGTTCTAATTCTTTGAATTCTTCCACCCATAGCATTCAGATCTGCAACCATGTTTTCAGGGAATATGTCAGTGTTTGCTGCCTGCTGTGCAATTTGTTCTTGTGTATTGTTCAATGTGTTCAACATATTGTTTGTTGATTGAACTTCTTGTCTGAATCTATCAATTCCAGTATTAGTGAACACATCCATGTTGTCTGATTGCCATGTGACTGGAATTTCAACTGGTTCTTGAACTGGTGCTGTTGTAGGGGGAACAAGATCAGGTTGAACAACATCAGCCATTGATTCTGATAGTCTTTCAATTGCAATAGTTGCCTGATTTGCTTGTTCTCTTGCAGCTTCCAAACTTGAAGCATCAAAGCTTTCATTTGCTGTTGCTTGCATATCTTCAAAGGAACTGATTGTCATATTTAGTGCATTGGTGATGTGGGTCAGTGGTGCTGATATTGCATCATAGAGTTCAATTGATGTTCTTATACTTGCCATTTGTCTTTCACCTGCCTTTCTTTATAAAATAAAAGAAGCAGGGAAGAACACACCCTACTTCTTTTTAGCTTTCCTTTCCATTTCTTTCTGCTTTTTCTTGTCACTTTCAATCTTCACTTGAATTGCTGCAATGACAAAAGCCTTTTCTTCTTCATCCAAGTTCATATATTGACTTGGTAACATGTGAAGCTTGTGAAGACAATAGTATGCAATGTTTGCATCACTATCACCTTCACTTATTAGTTTTTTGCTTCTTCAACCTTGTCTTCCATTGTAGTGTTGAATCCGTTGAACTGCTGAATGAAAGCAGCAAGATCATTGTATTCACCAGGATCATTGACCATTTCTTTCAGAAGGTCTTCTGGTGTTTTTACTCCATAACTGTCTTGAAGTTCTGCATTATAAAGATTTGGTTCAACAATAGAAGAAACCATCATCTTTGCAAGGTACTGATTTGTATTGACCTTTGGTCTGAACATGTTTGGTTTGCCCTTCACTGGAACTTCAAAGGTGCAAGCTTCACGAATATCTTCATTTTCCTTTGTGGTCAAAGGTTTGATCTGCCATTCCAGGGGTTTCCCTGTTTCATCACAAAGGGATTTTGTTGCAGGAAAAGTTGTATTTTCCTTCTGAATTTTATTTTTCTTTAAAAATAAACTTAAATTTGACATGTTTTTCACCTTGCCCTTTCAATTTTAATCTAAAAAATAAGGGGTATTCCACAATGGAAGTACCCCTTTCAGTGCTTTGTTGAATTTAGACCATACCGTTCAGAAGTGCAAAGCTTTCAGGCATCTTGAAGTCTTCAAAAGTACCTTCAATTTCTTCATCCAGGTATTCACCATCTGCATCAAACTTTGAAAGGATTCCACCATCAGTGTTGCAGTCCATGAAGACAAGGGTCTGTCTGCCTGCCGCTGATTCAGGATCTTCATTGGTGATCTGAATTTCAAAGTATGTGTCTATACCAGTGTTCTTGTAGTCAAGCAGTGCTTGTCTGAAAATAGACTGGTTATAGTGTGCAGTACCTGAAAAAGTACCTGAAAGACCAACAGTCTTGTTTCCATCCATGATCCTTCCCAGGATTGGAACTTTGGTCTTGTTCTTGTCAACCTTTCCTTCAAAGTCAATCATCTGCATGAAGTTGTATCTGTTTCCACCAATAGTGATGAAGCATTCAGCAAGCTTTGCAGAAATCGTGTCTTTTGCTTTCATAGTAACATTGTTCATCTATCTTCACCCCTTCCTTATCCCATGACCACTGTCATGTAAAGCTGTGCCATTGCATTGACAACAGTGACAGCATCCTGCACAACAACTGATTTCTTGGTGTCACCTTGTGAAACTACCACATCAGCATCACTGAAATCTTCAATTGCTCTGATTTCAGCAAGCTGTTCATGATGCTTCACAATGTCAGACCAAAGACTGATTCTACCTGCTGCATCATTTGGAACATTACCAAGGTATTTGGTATTGAATAGGACTGCAATGTCATTTGCAATCTGATCCATAACCCTGACAGTCTGATTGTCCTTGAAGATCTCACCCTTGGTGTCTGAAACAGTAACCAGGGAATTGATGTCTGAAAGAACTCTGATGTCAGATCCAACCTTGTGAAGTGTGAATTCACCTGCTTTGATTGCTGCTTCAAGCTGTGCTTGTGTGTAGTCAGCTTCAACATTGTATTCACCATCATATTTCTTGTTCAGATTGGATTTGTTCACTTCACAACCTGCAATGATACCAGTAACCCAGTAAACCAGTGCAACTTCACTTTCTGTTGCTCTGTTCTTCACATTGACAACACCTTCATAGTCAGAAGCTTTGTTGTAAAGAACAGCCTGGAATTTCTGACCAACTTCATCACGAAGCCTTTTCACAAAATTCACATATAAACCCTTTGTTGTGTCATCAGTAGTGACAACACCAAGTGCATTATAGGAATATGCTTCAATCTTATCCAGGAAGTTCTGATGTGCTGTACCATCAACAGTTCCATTTGTACCACCAGTAAGTGGGGTAGAAGCTGTGACTGCAAGGGTTGCACCTGCTTTGAATGTTACATAGTCATTTGCCACTAATTCAGCAGCACTGGAAACTGTCTGTTCATCAACAACTGTTGTTCCAAGGACTGTCTTCACATCAAAGTCAGCAGGAACATCAACATTTGCCTGAATAACAATTTTTAGATCATTACCACGAATACCCCCAAACTTTGCATCTGCAAAAGTATTGGTTGCCTTATTTCCACCACTTGTCAGCCTGTAAGCATAAAGTGTTTTGATGTTCATGAATAGATCCCTAAGACCTTTCAATTTTTCATCAGTATAAGCATAACCGAAGATCTTCAATGAATTCTTCTGAAAATCAGCTTTGGTCACTTCAAACACTGCACCTTCAACACCCCAATCAAGTTCAAGGGGCATTGCTACAATCCCCCTGTTTGAAAGGGTTGCAGATGCTTTTGCTAAAGATACAAAGTTGATGTAAGAACCAGGAAGAACCTTGTTCTGTGTTACAAAAGTTCCACCACCTAACATATTACTTCACCTTTCCTTTCATGTATTCATCCATCAAAGCATCCACCTGATCAAAGGAATATTCTTTCCCATCTTCAAGTAATGCCCCAAGGATGTCTTTTCTGTTACTGTATTTGTTTGCTGATAGGATCTTTTCTTTGGTGAACTTTACTGGTTCAACCACTTCAACAGCTTCCACATCAGCAGGTTTTGTTTTACTTGCCATATTTACCATCCTTTCGCATCAGTTTCAATTCCTAATACTTCCATGTTGTCAGCAGGAACTTCAACCTTATAAACAAACATGTTGTAATTCACGAAAAAGTTCAAAACACCATCAACAATTTCACCATTCATTCTTGAACCCCTGGTCTTGCTGTTGGTTGTTTCATTTTCCACAACAGTGATCAATTCCAGGCAATCATATAATCTTTCAAGGACTGAATTGCATTCAGCTTTTGGTTCATCAGTAGAAGGGAAGTATTGAATGCAAAACTTATTGTTTCTGAAATATTTGTTGTTCCTGAAAAGTTCATTTGTTGGATTCAAGCAGAATACAGAAAAACAAGGTTCTTCCAAACCTTGTTCAATGCTTTCTGTGTAAATCTCATATGATCCTGGTGTAGTGTTGAACTCTTTATCAACTGCAATGCAGATTGCATCAATGATTTTGTTTATCATTTGAACACTTCACCTAATTTCTTCTCTAATTTTCTTTCAAGGATCTTTGGTGCTGAAACTTCCAATTCCTGTTCAGATATTGTCAGCATGAAAGTTCCCTTCACCCAACCCTTGTGATTCCTTGTCCTATGCCCAAATTCAACATATGAAGCATATTCAACTGGATTCACTATTTCAATGACATAAGTGCCACCAAAGTGATTGACCCTTAATGAATCAACATAAGCTGATGCACTGGAAGTCTTTCCTGCTGTCCATCCACGTCTTAAAGTACCACCTTTTTTCCCTGTGTTTGGTTGAAATGAAACTTGTTTCTCTTGTGCCTTTGCCCTGAAACTGACTGCCTTTCCACTTTTGGTTGTGAAGTTGACTTCCTGTTCAGGAATATTTGCAGTGAAAGAAACTTTCTTGTCATATTCACCAACTGGTGTCCTTTTTATGACCTTTGCCAAAAGTCTTGCAGCAAGTTCTTTTGCACATGCTTCAATGAAAGCATTCACTTCATTTTGGTTCAACTTGTTCAATTTCTCTTGGAACTTTTTCAGATCATCAAATTTTGCACTTCCAAACCTACCCACTAAGACCACCCCTTGAATAATTCAAGGACAACTTCTTGATGTGTTTTATATATTGCAGGTTCACCACTCTTTGAGTATTCAGTGGTGATCCCATTCTGTGTGATGGTGATCTTTGAACCTGGTTTGATTTGAATTTCAGGTGCAAGAAGGACTTTTGCTGTTTGGGCAACCATTGCAGCAGTTTCACCTTGACTTGTGTTTGTGATTCTTGAAAAGGATAATTTGCAGGGTTGATCAGTAAGAACAACCACATCATTGAAACCAGTGGACTTGTTTGGTTTCTGCACCTTCTGATGTTCAGTGATGGTGCATTTTCCATCATAAGTCATTTCAATTGCTTGTCTGACTGCTACCACTTGATTTTCCGATAACATGCAAATTCACCCCTTCCATTAGTCATCAAGTAGGATAGAAGGGAATTGAATCTTTGTTCAGGGGTCATTGAACCTTGCCCAACTGCAAATGTCACTGTTGTGTCACCTGCCTGGACTGATTTCAATGCTGCATCAAAATTGAACCCTTCCAACTTACCTGTATTTTTTAAAGTGAATAGGAATTCACCACATATCATGTCAACTGCAACTTTGTTTAAACCATCAGGGATCAAGGTGACATTGCATTCATTCTTGATTGAACTTTCAACCTTTTGTGCTGCAAAACTTATCATCCAATCATCAGTGTCCTTCAATGTATAACCAAAGGATTCAAGCCTGTTCAAAACATCCAGGAGGATAGACGATTCAAACAGGCTTGACCCTGACAATATAAGGTTGATTTTGTTTAGCAGATCATCTTTCAATGCCATACATCATCACCCTTTCTGAAATTATCCCCTTGAAATGATTCTTGCAATAGGGATTGCTTTGTGGTCAATATATTTTCTGTTCGCTGCAACTGAATTGCCATCATTGACAAGTGTCCAGTTTGCACCGTTTTCAAGTTCTGCATTAGTTGGGGAATTTGTAGCCATAGCAGCCTTTGTGAAGCTGATTCCATATGGTGCAAATACCTTTCTCTGTCTGCTGTAAAGTAATGTCTGACCACCTGCTGTCTTTTCATCCCTTACCATTGCATATGGAACTTCTGCACCAATATCTTCATAGTCAAATGCACCATTTCCAAGAACATAAGTGGTGTATTCTTCATATGTGTATTCATCCCCTGCACCAACTTCTGATTCAGGAACTTCAACAGTGTTTACTGGCATACCATCATCAATGATAACAGCACGACCATTCCAAGTTGCAAGTTCAAGCTGTCTTTCAATTCCGTTTGCATCAGTGTATGTCATGTATGCAAGAAGCTTCAAGTTTTCAAGGTTCGTTGCAATTACTGAATGCATGATGGAAATAGTGAACTTGGACTTCTTGTCACCTGATGCTTTCTGAATTGCACTGTTCAGTGTAGAAGCAGTAACAAGTGAATTTGCAGGTGCATCCACACCATCAGCAGTAATATCATAAGTGTGACCATTTACAAACTTCAAGTTTGCAGTACCAGTCATTGAGAAGATACCCTTCAAGATTGCAAGAAGTGTGTCCTGATCTACTTCATCCCAATATTCAGCAATTTGTCTTGCCACATTGGACATGAAACCTGCACCACCAGTTGCATCTTCTGAAAAGTCCTTTTCAACCCATGCTTTAGCTCTACCAATAACAATGACACCACGTTCATATGTTACTGTGCTTGTTGCTTCAATATCAGTGTTACCATCATAGTTCAGTGGGTCACCATCAATTCTTCCAAACATTGGAATGGTTGCATAAACAACACCTGTCTGACCACTGAAAGCCTGCTTGATCTGACTATTTGGTTGTAATGCTCTTGACTTCACCAGTTCGTTCTTTTTCAGCTTTGGAATAGTATCAACATACTTTCCAAATGCCACTTCATTAAATGTTTTAGCATCAAATTTTGCCATTTAAAATCATCCTTCCTTTTCAATAAAATTTTAGTTTTTTAGATTTCTGCATCAGGGTTTGCTTCCATGTAAGCAGCAAGTTCTTCATAGGTCATTTTGCTGACATCAACTTTTGTGTCAGGATCTTCCTTGCCTGTTTCACCTGGTTTTGCACCCTTCATTTGGGTCTTCTTGGTTGAAGTATCAAACAAGAACTTTGTGTCATCTGATTCTGTAAGTTTCTTGATCTGATCATCCAATCCTTTGATTGAACCATCATCAAGCAGTTCGATCTTTTCAGGATCAAGTTCAAGAAGTGCCTTGACTGCCTTTTCATTCTTTGCTTTTGCACCAGTAAGTGCAGCAGAAACAGCAGCATCCACTTTCAACTGCTTCATTTCAGCAGCATGTGTTTCATCCTTGGTCTTGTTTTCAGCTTGAAGATCTGCAATCTGCTTCTTCATAGCTTCAACATCACCAGTGGAATTCTTCAAAGTTTCAAGCTGTGAATCTCTATCACGAACATCCAGTTCAAGCTTTTTCTTATCATTGTTCACTTCATCAAATCTTGCTTTTGGAATATATGACTTTAATTCTTCTGCCGAAGCATCAGCAGCTTTCTTTGCATCTTCTTCACTAAATCCTAATTTAATAAAATCCTCTTTTTTCATTTTATTTTTTTCCTTCCTTTCAAAAACATTATTTTTTCGTGGTTCAGTCCACGCACATTTGACTTGTTCTTTTTCATCTACAATACAAAAAAGATGATTGATTAAATTTAATTAATCAAATTGGATTTTAATTGTTGTCTTTTAGTGTCATCCAACCAGGACAATCTTTGTGTTTTAACCCAAACACCAGGGAGATATTTGGATCACCTACCTTTCACCGTATAAGTTCGATTGATGAAGCATGTTTTCTTCAATATTCCATCACCTACCTTTTTTTGTGAAAAAGTCCATAAAAAATGACCTTATATAATGCTCATATAAGCACTTTTAAAAGGTCATTGATGTATTAGTACCCTTAATTTTTCAATGTTTCATGACCATCACTCCTAATTTTTTTTCAAAGAAAAAAGCACCATGCAATTTCTGCAAAAGTGCTTTTATTGTCTATCTTGGAAAAAGTCTTTCCATTCAGGATTTTCTTCATCAAAGATTTCTTTCTGTTCTTTTGTCAAGTTGTGTGGGTAATCTTCAAACATATTGAAAATAGTCTGTTTATCAAAAGAAAACAACCACAATCCAATTTGGTCAGGTGTGTCTTTCCACCAAATCTTATCTGAACTATTGTTTTTATACCAATTATTTGACATCACCCATCACTCCTTTCTGTTGGTTTTCAACCAATGTGTTTATATAACCAAGTATTTGTTCAAAGTCAGTATTACCATTAAATGAATTAACATCCATCAATATAACTGATTTTTCCCACACCTGACCATAAGACTTGTCAACTGTCTTTCTGCATCCAAACCTTTTATTTAAAGTAGCAGCGATTGAACCATATCTGTCAAACGGCATCCAACCATTTTGTGCTTTTGATTGAAGTTCTAAATATTCAAAACCTTCTTCAACCTTTCTAACTATTGCTGCATGTTTACCTGTGGCAAGGTAATATTCTTTGTTCGATTCAAGACCTTTCAAAACTTCCATTGTACCTGAAATTTCTTTTTTCACCATTGTGATTGAACCATTAACACCAGGTAATTCCAACATTTTTTTAATGTTACTATTCCTTGAAAATACAGATTGACTGCTTCCACCCCTGAAATCAATAACATCAAGTCCATTTCTGTTTCCAATATAGGCAAATCCTAATGATGAACAAGAACCTTTTGTCATGTCACCACCTGCAAGCTTTTCAATAATTTCATTTGAAGATAATGCTTTTTGAAGTTTTTGAACCTCTTTATATTCAACATTATTAACTTCACACTGTTTGAGTAATTCTTTTGCAACTTCACTTGGTTCGTTTTTCTTTATTATATCACCAGGGTCAACAACATCCAATCCTGATTTGTCACCACCATCCACAAACTTTGCTTTCCATTGTGGATAAGTCATGTTTGATGGAACATAGTATGTCTTTCCTGTTTCTTCATCCCTTGCAGCACGTTCACCCAAATTGAATTCATCATCAAAGAAGGGAACAGTGGTTGTTCTGCACCAAGGATGGAAGGGTGGAGCAGTGACACCTGCTTCATAGTCCTTCATATCAAACACATGACCATCTAAACCCCTGCATATTTCAGAAGTGTGACTGTCCAGGGTTGCCACAATTTCAAACTGTTCAACATCAAGATCATTGAATGCATCCTTTTGAGAAACAGAAGAAAAGTAAGCTGATTCAGTCATGACCAACCTTCCTGCATTGCTTTTGGAAGTGTTCAACTTTGAAGCAATATTCTTGATTGCCTGATCAGGTGCTTTCCCCAGGATTGCCATTTGTGTAAGTTCAGTATGGACTTCATTGACCAGTTTGGACTTGTTGTTCCATATCCTTGAACTGAAATTCTGTCCATCTGCTGCCCAAGGTCTTGAAATAATCCGTTCAAGTTTTTTCTGATCTATGGAAGCAATATCCCAACCAATATTGAAACCATTCTGCATTTCATATGCTGTGTGATAGTAACCTTCTGAATAGATCCTTTTCATCAAGGAATCCACATCATCAAGTTGATTACCAAACATAACTTCAAGTGATTGTTGGGTTTGGATCTTCAATGCTTCCAATCTTGAAACATGGTATCTTGCAGAAGCATTTTCAAGCTGCTGCATCCATATTGGATTGACTTCATTTTCTTGACCATATTTGATGTATTCTTTGACATCCCATTTGAATTCAGCAAGTTCCTTTGTGGTAAGAAGCTTCCTTGCTTCTGCCATGCTGATATTATTATTCACTGCAAACCTTTTGTACCATGCAAGGATCTGACCTTCCAGTTCCCTTTGTGCTTTCAGGTAATGGGATTCCAGTTCTTGAAGTAGGGTAGAAGCTTCATCATGTTCAAGTTGTTCAAGAAGTTCAAATCTTTTCTTCCAGTATGAACTATTCTTCATCTACCACACCACCGTTCACTTGCTGCTTTGGATCAGCAGGTTGTGGAAATGCATTCTTGTATTCATCAATTTCTTTTTCCTTCTGTGCAGCAATCTTGTCCAGTTCAGCTTGTGGATCATCAACCCAAGGATGCTGACTTACAAGTGTTTCATCAGAAATGATTCCAACTGAATCCTTGATGTTGGTGATGACTTCTGATTCACTGATCATAATGTCACGATTGAATATGATTTCAACTTCTTCATCTTCAAAGTCACCCAAACCTGCATTGAACAAATGAACATTGACGAACCAAAGCAGTTCTTCAAAGGAAGCCTGGAATTCAGTTTCCATTTCATTTGCATCCAGGTCAATATCAGAATACATTGATTGAATGTTCATCTGATTTGGATTTCCTGAAAGTCTGTCATCCTTTGCATCATATCCTTTGGCATTCTCAATGATTGCTTTCTTGAAGATCTCAATGATTGCTTTGTAATTTTCAGCATTGACTTCAACTTGAAGTGTTTTCAGATCACCACCTGCACCATCAACTGTCTTGACCTTTACTGCACCATAAGTTGCAAGGTTCTTTCTAAACTGACCAAGATTTTCACCATCATAATTGACCAGGACAAGAATTGTGTTTCTTGCATCTTCTTCCATGTTATTTTGGAAGTTGGAAAGAATGATGTTCAATCCATCCTGCAATGACTTGACCTTCCTGATCAGTGGGATTTCTTTTGAATTGTATTTCCAAGGTATAAGGGGAATCTTTGACCAATTCCAACCTTGTTCAATCACCTGGTCACCATCTTCTGTGATAGTGGTGAAGTAGTTGCTGAATGGTACTTCATCAGGAACAAGCCTTTCACCTTCCAAGATGAATCTATAAATTCCATTTTCATCATAGACTTCAACCTTTTCAATGATCTTTTCCTGCTTACCCTCATAACCTATAACTTCATAGATCCTGATCACATAATCAAGTGAAGTGTGATCTGCATCTGACCAACCAGGTATGATCTCATAGGACTTCAATCTTTTGAAGGTGAATTCCCCATGTTCATTGTAGAAGGGCATCATCCAACCAAGACCAGTGTTCAAAGCATCTTCACCAACATTCTTAATCAGCCTTTGGAATCTCTTATTGAAGATCTTCTTCAACAGTTTTCCATATAGTTCATTTTCAGTCCTGAATACTATTGGTTGACCAAGCAGGTAGTTCTTTTTCTGATCCACCATCTTTCCATATTGGTTGTCAACAATCCTGTTATTTGGAAGATTATCAACAACAGTCAATTCACCGTTTTCACCAATTATGGTTCTTTGTCTTTTCAGTATGTCATGATTTCCTTCATGGTATTTTTCACCATCAATCATTTCTTTTCTTCTTTTGGAATACTTGAACCTTTTGATTTCAAGTTCAATGAACTGTTCATCAGTGATTTTGTCAGCAGCACCTTCACGAACAATATTATTGATCATGTCTTCATCTGATCTAAGTGATAGAAATTCAAACATTGGTTATTCACCCCCTTTCATAGACATTCAGCTTCCTGGAATGCCTGATGTAATTTTGGGAACTGTACTACAATCCAGTCCACAAAAGTTTCATCTGCTGACATTTCAGCCATTCCACTTTCAAATAAAAAAGCATGAATGATTTCATGCCTGATCACTTTCTTTTGATATTCTTTTAAGTTGCCTTTTGACATAGTGTCAGGAACAAAGTCAGCGACAACACAAAGCTTCATTGTGTCATCACAATAACCATCACATTCTTTCAGCTTTGGATCATTGACTTCACTGTCATTTTTTACTGTGTAAGTTGTTCCTAAAACATTGACTTGCTTCATGCTGCACCTTCTTTCTTTATGACATCATAAGTTCAAAAGCCTTTGAACCAGTGTATTTTCAATGTATTTTGTTACTAACCTGATACTAACATCAATCAAAACTGAATGTTTCACCCTTGATGAAGGATTCAAGTGCATAACGCATTGCATCCAGTAAGTGGTTGAAATCATCAATTGGTTTGTTGATCTTCTTACCAAATTTGTCTTTATCCCAAGTGTAGTTGCTGATTTCAGTCAGGAAGTTCACACATGAAGGGTGAATGATGATCTTGAAGTCTTGGATGAAGTCAATGCCATTGTTCACACTGTCTTTTCCTTTTCTTGCACCCTTGATGTTGGAAAGACCAAGTTCACGCAACCTGTCAATGGACTTTGGTTCTGATGAATCAGCAGTGATCCGTTCTTTCCTATATCCCATTTTCACCAGGTTGTCATATATAGCTTCATTTGACATACCTTCCTTGTACATTTCATCAAACACATAAATGGTCTTTTTATCAAGATCCACCATTCCACAAAACAGTGCAGAAGGGTCATTTGTATAACCAAAGTCAAGACCAAATGCAGACTTGATTCCCTTGATCTTCTTGATGTCATCCAGGTTGAAATCTTTTTCTTCCCAGTTCTCATATACAAGACCATCAACAATTCCCCAGTTCCCAAGACCTGCAACAGCATATCTTCTTGGGTTGTTCTTCTTCATAGTTTCAAAGACCTTCTTGTCTGCTGCATCCAGGAATTCATTGCACATGTAGTTTGTTGTCAGTGCAAGAATATCAGGATCAGGTGCAGCATCAAAGAACCTTTTCTTGATCCAGTGATGTTCATTCCAGGGGTTGAAAGTCAATGTGATCTGCTTGAACAGTCCATCATCAACCTGACCACGAATGGATTCATCCAGGATGTCAAAATCAGCTTCATTCATGATTTCATAAGCTTCTTCAATCCACATCCAACAAAGTGAACCAACATCAACAGTGATAGAAGTGACCTTCAATGGATCATCAAGACCCCTGAAATAGATCTTCTGTCCAGTTGGAATATATTCCATTTGCAGTGGTGATTCAGTGATCTTCCAATGATCCTGGACACACAACCTGTTGATTGCCCATTTCAGTTCAGTGAAGCATGAATCCTTCAATGTCCTGAATGTTTTTCTGACAACCAGGGTGTTTGCACCAGGATGTTTCATCATGTTTGTGATGTACCAAAGTGCAGTGGTCTTTGATTTCTTGGATGCTCTTGATCCTTTGACAACTCTGTATCTGCCTTTGAAATGCCAAAATCTATTGTACTTTTTACCTACAACCTTTTTCAAAGATATTTTAAGTTTACTCATAGGCATCACCATTTTTCATGGAACAATAAATTGCAAGTGCCTGTTTTTCAGGTCTTATTGACAATTCTGTTACTAACCTGTTACTAATCTTCATCATCTTCACCCAAATCATCTTGAATGACAATTGGGATCACACCTTCAACTTTGAACTTGTCAGTGAACATTCCCATGTGTTTTCCAAGAAGTTCAAGTGCTTTGATTTTGTCATAAGTCTTGATTTCCCTTTCAATGGAATCCCCAGTGTCACTGGATGATCTTTTGATCTTCACACTGGATATACAAGCAAGATCTTCTTCACTTGCACCATCTATGACAGAAGCATTCTGCAAGTTGATGACAGAAGAAGGGTTCAGGAATGCAATCTTTGCAAGTTCCTGAATGATCCGATCTGCATTGATGCCTGTTCTCCTGGATCTTTCAGCAAGTGCCTTTTCTATTGCATTTTTAATGTCATGTTTTGACATGTTTGTATCAGCAATCTGTCTTGCACTTGCAGGTGAATATCCTGCCCTAATAGCTGCCTGTGTTGCATTCAAGTCAATCAGATATTCTTCAACAAACAGCTTTTGTTTCTTGGTCATTGCCATCCTGCAACACCTTCCTTTCTTTTTTACATAAAAATAGACCCTTGAACACATAGTTCTTGGG